GTTCAAAATTAAATACCAGAATTCATGGAGGATTTTCTAAGTTACTTAACTACGCCCTACACGAACAACAAATAAAGACAATCTACTCCTGGTGCGATCTTCGTTATTCTCAAGGAAATCTCTACCTATCCAACGGTTTCAAAGAAGTCAAGACCACACTTGGTTGGTCCTGGACAGACTATGTACGAACCTATCCAAGATTGAGATTCCGTGAAGAACATGGGTTGGATAAAATCTATGATGCTGGTCAGAGATTGTATGTTTTATCAATATAAATAAAGATATGGCAAAACAAGATCTCACCACACGAAATGCTCAGACAAATAATAAATATCGCGTAGACATCCTGCGTTTGCCCGAAACGTCATTTTTTGTTCAGGAATGTCCCATACCCCAAATATCATGTGATACGGCCCCCCAGTATACCTCCTATAATAAAGTAAACCATAGCTCTGACGAATTAGAATATTCGCCTATAACTCTAACTTTCCTCCTACAGGAGGGGTCGAGGAATTGGTATGATATCTATATTTGGATGCATGGACTAACAGCCCCACAGAGTGGGATTCAACATGCTAAATTGGCCAATGCCGATGATTTAGCTCTTGATGGTGCTCCATATATACCCTGGGGTCGTAAACGAGGCGGAAACTTATACTCTGACATGACGATAACTACGATGAGTAGCCAGGGCAATCCGATATTGAAATATACTTTTATCGATTGCCAACCAACCATTTTGACCGGACCTGGCCTATCATCTACTGTCGATAGTCCTAAATACTTGACATTTGATGCCACTTTCGTGTATGATTATTTTAAGGTTTCGACCGATTTTTGATATGTTCAATTTTTATCTTATGTGTTATGGCTATATTTACGATCGAACAACTTGAGCAAATGTGGGATGCCGATGTGATGATCGACCGATCATCATTAGATCAAGCATCATTATCAATTCCATATATCCACCACAAATATTACAAGATCTATACCAATGAAAAATTGGTATTTAAGAAATTAACTATAGATTTCAATAACTTAAAGAAAGTTAAGTACGAATATTATTTAGGAAGATTGGATCCGGCAGAGATCAAAGCCCGTGGTTGGGAACAGCAAAATAAATTGGTTAAAAAACCAGAGTTAGATGTGTATTTGGACTCGGATTCCGAACTAAACATCATGATATTGAAATTGACATATCAGAAAGAGAAGTTGGAATATCTGGAGGCCATTATCGATTCTCTCAAACAAAGGACATGGAACATCAAGAATGCTATTGAATTCCTTAAATTTTCGAATGGTGTCTAGTGGTGGAAAAGTATGTTCTGGCCACTAATCTGAACGAAGCATATGTCAAAATCGAGGCTATGCCAGAGGTCTTGATTAAGATAGCAGAACATTTCAGATTTTTTGCCGAAGGATATAAATTTAGTCCACGATATAGAGAAGGGCGATGGGACGGATACACATATTTGTATAACCCAATTACACAAACACTTCCAAGGGGTTTATTGCCTCGTCTTGACGTATTTTGTGAGGACCGTGGGTATACACTAGCGATGGAAATGGAACCTAATATAGAGGTTTTTAGCGAATCTGTTGATGCCTTTATAAAGACGTTGGATCTCCCACCATACCTAACAATACAGGATTATCAATTTAATGCTATCCATCATGCGATTAACAATCCCAAATCACTGATTGTTTCTCCGACTGGATCTGGTAAATCATTAATAATATACACATTATTGAGATATTGGCAAAAACCAACATTAATCGTGGTCCCAAATATTGGATTAGTTAAACAAACATATGAGGGTTTTGTCGAATATTCTCGAAATAATTCAGAATTTTTATCACAAGTAACCACAATATACAAGGGGAAGAACAGAGACACCGTAGTACCTTACGTGATTTCTACATGGCAGTCAATTTATGACCTACCCCCAAAATGGTTTGATCGATATCAAGTAGTTCTGGTAGACGAAGCACATCAAGCCACGGCAGCATCAATTAAAGGGATTTTGGGAAAATGTACGAATGCATCGTCGCGCATTGGCCTGACGGGAACAATCGATAATGTGCACGGACATACATTAACGCTTGAAGGATATTTGGGTAAACCATGCAGATTTACCACCTCCGCTAAGTTAATCGATCGTGGTATATTGTCAAATTTGACCATAAATTGCATATTGCTAAAATATCCTGGTGACATAATTCAAATAGCTAAACCATTACCATACAATAAACAGAAATTGCTTATTGCCACTAATAAAAAAAGAGTAGATTTTGTAGTAAACTTGGTTAAACATATTAATAACAATATTTTAGTCTTGTTTGATTTGGTCGAAAAGCATGGTCGGGTTTTGTATAACGAAATGCAGTCTTCGATTACTGATAGGAATATATACTATATCGACGGTAAGTCCGATCCAGATTATAGAGAATCGGTAAGACAATTAGTTGACAAAGATACTAATGCGATTGTCATAGCATCGTCTCCAACATTTTCTACAGGCATTAATATTCGTAATTTACAATCTTTAGTATTTGCACATCCATCTAAAAGTGAAAAGAAGGTTTTGCAATCAATCGGTCGAGTACTGCGAACAAAAGACGGAATAAATAAAGCTGTGGTATATGATATTGTCGATGACATGACAGATCGAAGTTTTAAGAACTATGCATGGAAGCATTTTCAGGCCAGACTTGAGATTTACCAGAAAGAACAATTTGACTATCGAGTGATGAAAACTAATTTGTGATTAACAAAGACCACCCAAACATTCATAATTTTCGAGTCATTAAATTCGATAATGGCGACGAAATTATGTGCTATGTTATCCCCGAAGAGATAAAAAAACAGGTCGTTCAATTAAAAGAGGATCTTGGGGATTTTTTAATAATAGGATCGCCCAAAAAAATTCAGATGCTTGAATATATTGAAGATGATCCTGAGAGCAAATATTTTGGGGAAACTAGGTTAGAAATGCGATTTTGTGACTGGATACCCTTTGCAGACCAAAGATATATCCCAATACCAAAATCAAAAATATTGGCCATTATGGTTCCAACACCAGGGTACTTACATTTTTATTTAGAAAAATACACAGATGCTAGATACTTTATATCGGATAAATATGATCAATATGTACATCTAGTCACATACTGGCCAGAGTCCGCAGATAAAATACAATGAGTCTAATTTATGAATGAAAAAACTAAACAAAAAAAACCACATAAGCCCAGAAAAAAGAATGCAGAGGATTATGTGAATAATGCCGAATTCTATCGATTATTGGTAATCGATCTGGAGAAAAGAAAGCCATTTTTACCTGACAAAAAAATCAAGGATAAAGATAGGATGAAGGGCGTACCACCCATATCAGATGAGGTGGCAATAATTCTAATGAAGATAGTCAATCGCCTGGCAGATAGTCATAGGTTCACAAATTATCCATTTAAGGATGAGATGATAGCCGATGGTCTTGAAGATTGCTTGCGCCACATCGATGGGTTTGATCCAGAAAAATCCAAAAATCCATTTTCATACTATACTGAAATCGCATTCTATGCCTTTGTTCGTCGCATCATAGCGGAAAAACAAGCTCTATATGTTCGATATACGGCCATTACGGACAATCTTCTACAGTTAGAAGGTACGCCAGAAGCCAACCTTCAGTCGGCCATCCTCCAATATGGTACTGAACATACACACGAACAAATGCATGAATATATGAGAAATTTCGAAACCTCAGCACAGGAAAAACGCCAAAGGCTAAGGGAATATAGAAAATCGAGGGCAACCGATAAGAAATTAGATAAACAGCAAAATACGCTATTCTCATCTCGATATTTTAGGATTCGGTCGACAGACCCGAAATGGAAAGGCAAATATTTGAAAATGAAGGTGTACAAATTATATTAGACATTAGAATGGAGTTATATGAGTATTGCACTATTGGCCGATCAACACATAGGTATTCGAAACGATAACATTATATACTCGCGATATTGCATCCAGTATTTTCAAAATCGACTACTTCCTACTTTGAAATCCGAAGGTATCAAGACAATCCTACATCTTGGGGATGTTTTCGATAAGCGAAAAAATATTAACTTCCAAACACTAAGAGATTGGAAGCTAGGTTTTTTTGACAAATTGTTGGACGAGGGTATTACAATGCACATAATACCAGGCAACCATGATGTCTTTTATCGAAACACAAATGAAATCAATGCATTTGAGGTTCTAAAAGAATATCCAAATATTCATATCCACCACGAAATAAAGGATATTGAAATCGATGGAGTAACTGTATGTGTTTGTCCATGGATACCCACAGGCACAGAACAAGATGCCATAAATCGATTGAAGGCTTCTCGTGCTCCATTGTGTTTTGGTCATTTTGAATTAATGGGGTTTGAGGTAGCTGGTGGACATATACAGACCCATGGGATGTCTACGGATATGTTGGCGGGATTTGTCCATGTTTATACAGGCCATTACCACAAAAAGTCCACACGGGGAAATATAACTTATCTGGGTGCGCCATATAAAATGAATTGGGATGATCATAAGAATCCATTTCAGGGATTTCACATAATCGAGTTGACCCACAATCAGATAGTTCCATATCCTAATACTGATTCCATTTTCGAGGACTTTACTTATGCGACAGAGATAGGAAAGACGATAGATTTCGAAAAGTATAGAGATAAGTATGTAAAGGTCTATATCGAAGAAAAGGATGATATACTGGCGTTTGATCTATTCCATAAACGTTTGACCGATGTCAACCCATTAGAATTATCTTACGTCGATCTAACTATTAAACAGACGATTGAAGAGAGTAAGTTAGATTTGACTCAAAGTACGTTAGAAATCATCCAGTCGTACATTAATGATTTGCAAATCGAGAATCCTTCTGATATTATGAACCTGATGAGTATTCTGTATACGGAGGCCATGACATCGTGATTTTGTTTAAGAGATTGTTTTACAAGAACTTTTTATCGTCTGGTGTTGGTGGAATTGAGATAGATTTTACGAAAGCAACCTCCACCCTATTTCTCGGACCGTCTGGATCGGGAAAGAGCACGTTATTAGATGCACTATCATTTGTTTTATTCAATAAGCCATTTAGAAATATTAATAAAAATCAATTAGTTAATGCTATAAACGAAAGAGAAGCATTTGTCGAAGTTGAATTTTCTATAGGTACTACGGACTATAAGGTTGTTCGTGGTATTAAACCCGATGTGTTTGTCATTTACAAGGACGGCACACCACTCGATTCACAGGCTGCCAAAAAAGACCAACAAACTATACTAGAGACCCAAATACTCCAAACTAATTATAAAACATTTCTATCGACGGTTATTTTAGGAGCCGCAAATTTCATGCCATTCATGCGGATGAAACCGGCCGACAGGAGAATAGTAATTGAAGAAATTTTGGATGTAACGGTTTTTTCCAAAATGGCAGATCTTGCTAAGAGTAGGATGGCTCAGAATAAGGAAGATCTTAAAGAAATTTCCCATTCGTATGAAAAATTATCAATGTCGCTTGATGCAAAGAAAAGGGAACTTGATAATCTTTTAGAGTTGAAAAGATCACAGGCATCTGACTTAGAATCACAATTAGAAAGTCATAATGCCAATAGGATAACTTTATTGGCATCGGTTGAAAAAGACAGATCCAATCTTAAAGATAAACAACTAGACTATGACCAAAATTTGCAGAAAATAGAATCGGAGGCCCGCGCACATTTATTGTCCATCAAAGAGGCATATGACGAGAAGGTCAAATATTTGGCCGAATCTAGAAAACTTCGCACAGACGAACTACAATCTCACTATGATAAAAATCGCCAAAATGTGGAAGAAAATATCACTAAGTTGATAAATGATACTCAAGTAGAATACGCCACAAAGATAAAAAATCTAGAAATACAATTCAAGCTAGATCGTGACCACCATCAAGATCGCATTTCCAAATATCATAGTTTTATTGAAGAAATTCAACAGAAGATCAAAGACTGCAATGGCCAAATTTCCCAACATCAATTGACCAGGAAGGCTATTACGACAGATCTTCAACATTTGGCAGATAAACTGTCTTTCTTAGAATCCCATAGGGAATGTCCTCAGTGTCAACAGATAATAGGAGATGAGTATAAGGATGGAATTGGGCAAATACTAAAGGATAAAACCACAGACGCAAATACTCAAATTGCGAAAATCGATGGCCAGATTGGGGTATTGGGTGATGATATTATTACACAACAAAAAGAGATTGAAAGTAAGAAGTTGGATATTCAATCCGAACAATTGGCCTGTGATCGTGTAACTGAGACATTCAATACACAGAAAACCAAATTAGATCTCGAAAGGGATGAAATAATATCGTCTTTTAGAAAATCCTCTATGGATACACTAAAGGTATTGGAATCTGAAAAGGATAAACAAATACAAGATATTATAACAGAAGAACAGGCCGGATTAAAGGTTATCAATCAGACCAAAGATACGGAAATGCAACGAGTACAAGATGCGGTCGCATCCAATCAAAATAATATCCTATCTCCAAAAAAGAAAGAAATTGAAGAGTTAAAAACGAAACTCACTAAGACCGAAACCGAGTTGGCATTTATAGATAATCAAATTAGAGACTTACAGAACGAGCAAGCGAAAATTACCAAAATGGATAACATCATCGATACTGTTAGAACAGACTTTTCGGAAATGGAACAGTCGAGTTTGAAAATAAATGAATCTCGTCAGAAATTACTAAATATGGCAATAGTACTAGAAAAGACGATGATGATACTCAAAGATTCTGGTATTAAGTCTAGGGTAATTGCGGAATATATGCCGTTGGTTAATAAGTATATTAACCATTTTCTCGATGCTATGGGATTTTATGTCAATTTCACACTAGATGAATCATACGAAGAAACTATTAGGATGGCCGGAAGAGAAACATTATCGTATGAAAATTTTTCCGAAGGTGAACGACAGAGAATGGATCTGGCATTATTGTTTACATGGAGGCATATCGCACAGACCAAAAATTCTGTACATACCAACTTATTGATTATGGATGAGATTTTAGATTCATATCTTGATCTAGAAACTACCGAAAATGTATTGGTCTTATTGAAAGATTCTATGTTCAATCGCTCTAATATTTTTGTAATTTCTCATAAAACATCGATTGCCGATCATTTTGAGCGAGTGGTCAATTTCACGACTAATAAAAATTTTGCACAGATATATTGATATGGCAACCGATAAGGAAGATCTTTCATTCGTAGATTGGTGGAATCTTGGAATTGTGGTTAATGATTTCAATGAGGATGCGGTTTTTAAATTTCGTAAAGATTTTCTTGAGTTTGAGAATAATCCAAATGTTACGGTTATTCCAGTCTATATAGACTCATACGGTGGAGATTGTTATAGTGTATTGTCAATGATCGATATTCTTCGATCGAGTATGAAGCCCATAATGACGATCGCACTGGGTAAGGCTATGTCGT